AGATTCTCTGAAGTAGAAGCGCCGTTGCCCGGGGGAACAGCAGCTGCCCGAGGAATATATGTCCACGAATTGCAGGCAGATTTGTTAGATGATATTCGAAAAAAAGGCATGCGAGGTGAAGGCGTACCCGAGCTTGAGCAGAGACTTCAGAGGGCTATGCAGGAAAAAGATAAAGCCACGCTTGCGGCAGATCAGGCGCAAAGTGAGCTGGATATGTTGAGCGGATACTATGGTAGCAGCTACGAAAGGGAACTCGCCGGTGACATATCTGCCGCACAGGGGGCCGCCGACAGGGCCGCGTTCGACCAACAAAGCCAGCCACTTATAGAACAGCTACAAAGCAGCCAAAACAGGGCGTTTTCGGTGGGGTCAAGGATAGCTGAACTTGAGGACGCAGTACGAAATGCCAAGAAAGGGAAGATGCCTGATCTGGATGAGTCTTTCCCCGGGATGGAACGAAACTCAAAAGCCGTACAACAGCTGTTGATACGAAATGCTGTAGCAGCTGCCGTGGACCAGAACTACCAGTTCGTCGCGCTCACCGCCCCCGAGCATTCCTCACAGCCACAGCTCTACAGCCGCATTGCAAAGAACGCCAGTGACGTCGTCAAAGACCTCGGCGAGGGCTTCCGGGTAGTTGATCTAACGCTGGAAGGCAGTGGTGGCCCGTTCAAAACCACCGCTATCGTCTGGGGCGATGACTCTGCCGAGGGCCGTGAAGCGGTGCAAAGGGTTTTGAACCGAGGCATTCCGTTTGCAAAGGGCGGTGAAGTCACCTCGAAGCCCGATGACATCAAAAATCTGTTATCCTTCTTGGATAAGTAACCGACTGAGTAACGACCATGCCTATTGAAAAAGCGGTCAATCAAGCCCCCGAAACCGATCTCTTGGTGATCGAGGACAGCTCCTCCCCGGACATTGAGATCATCCTTGAGGACGACGGCAGTGTTGCCGTGGAGCTTGATGAGTCCGTGGACGACGTTGACTTCTATGCCAACTTGGCAGAGCTGGTTGACGATCAGGATCGGGCGCACATCTCCTCGAACATGATGGCCCTGTACGAAGCCGACAAGTCGTCGCGCGGGGACTGGGAAGTGATGTATTCCAAGGGCCTGTCGCTGCTTGGCTTGAAGATCGAAGAGCGTACGCAGCCGTTCCGTGGTGCGTCGGGCGCGGTCCATCCTATGTTGACCGAGGCTATCATCCAGTTTCAGGCGCAGGCGTTCAAAGAGATCATGCCGGCGGAAGGCCCGGTGCGTACGAAGATCATGGGCCGTGAGACCTTGGACAAGGCACAGCAGGCTGCCCGTGTGCAGGACTTCATGAATTACCAGCTCACGACGGTAATGAAAGAGTACACCCCCGAAGTGGATCAGGCATTGTTCTACTTGGGTTACGGCGGATCGGTGTTCAAGAAAGTGTACTACGATGCACAGATGGGGCGCATGGTGTCGAAGCTGGTGCTGCCGGATGACCTGTTCATCCCCTATGGCGGCTCGTCCGTCATGTCCCAGTGCTCCCGTATTACTCACCGCATTTCCATGTACGAAAACGACTACCGCAAGCGCGTGTGGGCCGGCGAGTACTTGGACTTCAACCTCATGCCTGAGGCATCCGCGCCTCAGACGGACATTGAGTCGAAGATCGACCAGCTTATCGGCATGTCCCCAAGCTCTGAAAACGAGGACATCTTCCTGTTGGAGTTCCACGTTTATCTGGACATCCCGGGCTTTGAAGATGTGGACGAGGACAACGAGCCGACGGGCATCAAACTGCCATATGTCGTCACGCTGGAAGAGACGAGTGGCAGGCTGGTCAGCATTCGCCGGAACTGGGCGGAAGGCGATGAGCTGAAGTTGCGACAGGAGTTTTTCGTTCACTACGTGCTGGTCGAAGGTCCGGGCGCGTATGGCTTGGGCTTTGTTCACCTCATTGGCGGCCTGTCCAAGTCGGCGACCAGTGCGCTGCGTCAGCTGTTGGACGCAGGTACCCTGTCGAATCTGCCTGCAGGCTTCAAGGCCAAGGGCGCGCGTATTGCGGACGACAGCACCCCGATTCAGCCGGGCGAGTGGCGCGACATTGACGCCGGCGGCGCCGAGCTCAGTGCTTCGCTGATGCCGTTGCCGTACAAGGAGCCGAGCCAGACGTTGTTCGCACTGCTGGGCTTTGCCGTAGACGCGGGTCGCCGCTTGGCAGGCATCACTGACATGCAGGTGGGCGACGGTAACCAGCAGGCGGCCGTAGGCACCACCATTGCGTTGTTGGAACGTGGGGCGCTGGCCATGTCAGCCATCCACAAGCGCCTGCACTACGCGCAGAGCCAAGAGTTCGAAATGCTGGCGGCAGGCTTTGGCCGGTACCTTCCCGACAAGTACCCGTATGACGTGCCGGGGGCCTCCCGTTACATCAAGCGTCACGATTTTGACAACCTTGTGGCGGTGCTACCGGTTGCTGACCCGAACATCTTCTCCACGGCGCAGCGTATTCAGCTGGCACAGTCGCAGTTGCAGATGGCGCAGTCGGCGCCGCAGATGCACAACATGTACGAGGCCTATTACCGGGTGTATGCCGCGCTGAACGTGCGCGACATTGACGGTATTTTGCGGCCGCAGAACTCCCAGATGCCGAAAGACTCGGCACAGGAAAACTCGGACGTACTGGACAGCATGCAGCTCAAGGCCTTTGCCGGCCAGCAGCACGACGCGCATATCCTGTCGCATCTCATGATGGGCCTTGCCCCTACCCTGCAGGCGCTTCCACAGGCGGCAATCGAGCTGCAAAAGCACATCATGGAGCACGTTCGCTTAAAGGCAGAAGAGGACACGGCGGCCGAGCTGTTCAAGCAGTACGGCAGCGATCCAGATCGAATGGTCTCCGAACTGCAGCGTGAGGCGATGATTTCGCTCAAGATTACTGAGAACTTCCAGATGGTGCGCGACATGCAGAACGGCCTTACCGGTCAGGGCGGTCAGCCTGATCCGGTGGTCGTGCTGAAAGAGAAGGAGATCGCACTGCGGGCACAGGAAGTGCAGAACAAGGCGCAGGAAGGTCAGGCGCGCTTGAATCTGGATGCCCAGAAGGTGCAGCAGACTGCAGCGATTGCTCAACAGCGCATTGCTTCGCAGGAGAAGATCGCAGGCGCCCGTGCTGAAACCGCGCGCGAGCGCATCGCGGCAAATGACCTATCACAAAGGAGAAGAGACCGTGCCAACCAAGAAAGGCCGCAGTCAACGCGTAGGCAGTAAGCCCAAAAACACGAAGGCAGCACCAAGGGAGGCCTCTATTGCCGCTTACGAAAAAGCAGGCCGCTCCCTCAAGCCAAAAATGGCCGCCAAGGGAGGAGAGATGAAAAAACCGAAAGGTGCTGTTATGATGGTAAAACGTAGAGATGCTGACCAAAAAACGGCGATCTACTGAAAAAACCCCCACGGGAGAGGGCATCTCCCGCCTACATGGACTAGCCCATGCTGACGTTTGCAGAAAGTGTGTTGCGCGATCTGGATCGCACAATCAGAGACACCGAGACCATGGTCTTGGGTGGTGGTGTGTCTGATATGGAGCGATATCGCTTCCTCATGGGGCGTCTCGAAGGTCTGCGGCTGGCAGTCGATGTAGTGAAAGAACGACTGAAGGGCCATACAGATGACGAGTTCTAACCACAACAGGAGCGATACATTGAGCGAAACAATGACTGAGTTGGAGCGTCTGCGAAAGCAGCGTGTGGCAGAAGCAGAGCAGCGACCAAAGGACTTTGCCGACGTGTTCGACAAAGACGGCCAGCTGGATCAAGAAGTTCTGTCTTCCACCCTTCCCCGAATCCCCTCTCCCACAGGCTGGCGTATTGCGGTACTTCCTTATCGTGGAGCGACCCAGACCAAGGGAGGTATTGCCCTCACGCGAGACACACAGGATAAGGCCGCAATAGCCACCACCTGTGCGTACGTTCTCCGGGTAGGCCCTCTAGCCTACAAGGACGAGAGCAAGTTCCCCCACGGTCCGTGGTGCAAGGAAGGGGATTGGATCGTTTTTGGCCGGTATGCGGGCGCTCGAATCCCCATTGATGGGGGTGAGATTCGCATTCTGAACGATGACGAGGTCATTGGAACCGTCAACAACCCAGACGACATACTTCATCTCTAAAGGAGGGCCGCAGCATGAGCAACGCAGAGAATCAGTTGGAATTCAAGATCGGAGAGGACGAGGAGTCCCAGACGGTTCGGTTTAGCGAGGACGGCACTACGGGCGAGGTCCTTGGGAGAGAGGCACCACCCCTTGTAGAGACATCGGAAAAAGGCTCTTCGCGCGACGAGTTGGACAGTTACAGCTCCACCGTGCAGAAGCGTATTGACAAGCTGACCGCCCGTCTTCGTGAGGCAGAGCGCCGGGAAAACGCAGCATTTGAGTATGCCAAAAACGTACAGGCGCAGAAAGACACGCTAGAAAGGGCGTTTCATCAGACCGATTCCGCCCGCATTACCGAGACCCGAGGCCGCATTGAGACCCAGATACTGGCGCTCAAGCAGGTCATTCGAAAGGCGCGGGAAGAAGGCGACTTGGACACCGAGACCGAGGCCCAACAGCGTCTGACCGGCTTGTCGATGGATCAGGTCCGGCTCTCCGAAGCTACGCAGCGCCGCGCAGCTCCTCCTCCGGAACAGGCCCCCCAGCAGGCTCAGGCTCCGCGCCAGCAGCCGGCGCCTCAGTTGGACCCGAGGGCCGAGGACTGGGCAGAGCGCAACGACTGGTTTGGCAAAGACGTTGTCATGACCAGTGCCGTTCGGGGCATTCACGTCCAGCTTATCCAAAATGAAGGATTTGACCCCAGCTCGGATGAGTATTATGATGAAATTGATCAAAGGATGAAGGACTTGTTTCCCGAACGTGCGGGAGGCCGGACCAGACCTCCTGCTCAAACTAATTCCAGAAGCAATCGGCCCGTGCAAACGGTTGCATCTGCCACCCGTGCAACGGGTACTCAATCTGCACGCCGCGTAGTGAGACTGACCCCGAGTCAGGTAGCTATTGCCAAACGGCTGAATGTTCCTCTTGAGGAATACGCCAAATATGTGAAGGAGTGAGAAAATGACTGACGATCTCTCAAGCGTGCCTACTTTAAACCGTGGTCCTCGCAGCGGCGCTTCGCGCACTGCAACGACACGCCGCAAGCCTTGGGCTCCTCCCTCGCGTTTGGATGCTCCTCCTGCCCCTCCGGGCTACAAGCATCGCTGGCTTCGCACTTCTGCAGGAAATCAGGAAGATCGTACCAACGTCGCAGGAAAACTGCGCGAGGGTTACGAGTTCGTCCGTGCGGACGAATATCCTGACTTTCAGGCTCCAGTGGTTGAAGACGGCCGCCACGCTGGCGTGATCAGCGTGGGCACTTTGGTGCTTGCTCGTATTCCCGATGAGACGGTTCAGGAGCGGAATGAGTACTACAATTCGAGAGCCGCCGACCTTCAAACGTCGGTGGATAACGACATGCTGAAAGTGAATGCTCATGACAACATGCGCATTCAAAAGCCGTCTCGTCAGACGAAGGTGTCGTTTGGAAGCTCTCAAAACAAGTCCAACTAACCTCTATAGGAAACGACAATGGCAAACGTAGACAAAGCATTTGGCTTGCGTCCGCTTGGTAACCTGTCGGCCACTGGTGCTCAGAAGCAATACGGCTATGAGATCAACGACAACCAGTCTGGCGCGATTTACCAAGGTGACCTAGTCACTCTCTCTGGCGGCTACATCGTGAAATACGACTCTACCCTGCACACTGCAGCTGTGGGCGTATTGAACGGCTGTAACTATATCGATCCCACTACCGGAAAGCCTACTTTTAAGAACTTCTATCCGGGTTCCGTCAACATTACAGCGGGCGTTATTACTGCT